CGGATACAACCTGCCTCGGTACTATAGGGTATGCCGCACCTGAGCAGTTTGCGGGAGAGACTTTAAGACAAACAGATGCCAGGACGGATATATATAATCTTGGTGCAACTATGTATCATCTTCTTACCGGTGTGAATCCTTCAGAGCCGCCATATGAGCTTTATCCGATAAGAAGATGGGATGAGAGTTTGTCAAACGGTCTTGAAAAGATAATTCTCAGAGCCACAAGAAAAGATCCTGACAAAAGATTTAACGATTGTAAAGAAATGTCATATGCACTGCAACATTTCAGAGATTTGGATGATTCATACATAGCAACACAAAAAAAGAAAATATATTTGTTTGCGGTAAGCCTTATTCTCTCTTTTACATTTTTCTCTATGGCTATTGTTGTAAACGGAATGGAGAAAAGGGAAATCTCAAAGGTCTATAACAATTATTTATCTGAAGCGGCTCTTAAAATTGCTTCAGCAGGAAGTGAGAATGTAGTTGATTCTGATATATTAAAACTTTTCCGAGATGCGATAAATATATCCCCGAACAGTACGGAAGCATATATAAGAATGCTTGATTATTACTGTGATTTTGGGCAGACAAGGAACGGACTTATGGCGATTTCTGCAATGATTGCATCGGGAACAGGTGATTTGGGTAATAATGACGATCTTATGATGAGAATGGGACAGATTTATTTTCTCGGCAACAGTAAGGATACAGAGTTTGATATTGAAAAACTACAGTATGAGTTGAATAAGCTGGAGGTAAATGATTTTGATTTGGATTTGTTAGGTTTCGACGAAGCGGAGCTAGAAGAAATAACAGAAGACGGAATCGAAGAGGCTGAAGAAGACGGAATCGAAATTATTGAAGATGATTTGGAAATAGCAGAGCCTGAAAACGTTGTAATAAAAATGGGAGATTTGATTGAGTTAGGGAAACACAGGGTAATGTGCGGAGATAGTATTAATTTAGAAGATATAAAAAAATTAACAAACGAAAGAAAAATAAATATGGTTTTTACTGATCCGCCGTATGGTTATAAATACCAATCAAATAAGAGAATCAAAAGCGATAAATTTAATATAATCACAAACGATGACAAAATATTGAATTTCATGCCTATTATAAAAAAAATCTGCAACGGATTTGTATTCGTATGTGCTTCATGGAAAAACATTAAAGAGTGGATTGGGCTGTTTGAAGAGTATTTTGAACTAACAAATATTATTGTTTGGAATAAAGGTGGCGGAGGTATGGGGGATTTAAAACATACTTTTGCAACTGATTACGAATTAATCTTATGTAGTTCAGGGAGTAGTGAGATAACAGGGAAAAGGATAGGTAGTGTGTGGACAGTTGCTAAAGATGCCTCAACAAATTATGTCCATCCAACTCAAAAACCTGTCAAATTATCCGCAATTTCTATTGAAAATACCACAAAAGAAAACGAGAGAGTGTTAGATTTGTTTGGTGGTAGTGGAAGCACATTAATAGCTTGCGAACAATTAAAAAGAAAAGCGTGTTTAATGGAATTAGAGCCAAAATGGGTGCAGACAATAATAGAAAGATATTTGAAATTTACAGGAGACGAAAAGATAAGAATAAATGGAAAAACTGTAAATTGGGAAGATTACAAAAATGGATAAACAAGATTTGCGAGATTTGTTAAGAAAAGAATATGAAAATGGTGCAGGAATCACGGAGCTGTGTAAAAAATATAATCAAAGTATTAACACAGTCAAGAGTTGGAGAAAAAGAGATGGCTGGAAAAAAAAACAGATAAATGCACCCTTAACTAATGCACCCCCTAAAAAGAAAATTGCACCCCCAAGACAAAAGGGTGCAAATGAAAAAGAAATAAAGATACAAAGGGATATTTTGGAAGGTAAAAGCAAACAAGAAATAATGTCCGAGTATGGCATTTCAGAACGCACTTATAGCAGAAAAACAAAAAATGCAAGACAACTAAGAAAGGAACGTACAGAAAAATATCTTGAAAAAATCGTCGAAGAAGTTTACAAAGGCGAATTATACAGAATATTAAAAGGGACAGAAACTGCAAAAGCAAATTTAGTAGTAAGAGCAACTAAAGAAATAAATTCGCAAGAAATGGACACCAAAAAAGTACAAGAATATGACAAAGCATATATAACAATAAAGAAAATGGGAAACGATTTAATGCGAACTGGAAAAATGCTAACTGCTTATGAAGTGCTAGAGATTGATAGACAGCTTGCTGAAGAGGAAATATCAAGAGAGAAATTAGAAATCGAAAAAGCTAAAATCAAAAAAGATGATGATAAGGATTCAGAAAAAGAAAAAGAAGTAATTCAGCTGCTGAGAAACATAACTAAAAAGGTGGAAAATAATGAATAATTTAACTCCAAAGCAATATGAAGTGCTAGAAATATTTAATAAAGAACAGCCGAGAATAACAATTTTAACAGGAGCAAAAAGAAGCGGAAAAACATTTTTAAATAATTTTTTGATGTTATCACATATAGCAACATTAGCTAATCAAAATCTTAATTTTATTATAATTGGAGCAACGAGTGGAAGTATTTGGAGAAATGTTTTAAACGACTGGGAAACAATGTTAGGGAAACGATTTAAGCCAAAAAAAGACGGAAGTTTCAAACTTTTTGGAAATAATGTTTATTTATTCGGTGGAGAAAAGGCAGACAGCTGGAAGAAGATGAGAGGGATGACCTCTCACGGCACTTATATAAATGAGGCAACAGCATTACATCAAACTTTTATAACAGAAGCTTTTTCAAGAACATCAGGGGAAGGGGCAAAGATATTTATTGATACCAATCCTGACAATCCTGCTCACTTTGTTAAAAAAGATTATATTGACAATGCTGGAGATAAATTAGAAAATGGCAGACTAAATATTTTAGTTAGCAATTTCAAACTAGATGATAACATTTTTCTTAATAAAGAATACGTGGATTCTATCAAAAAGACGACTCCACGTGGAGCAACTTATGATAGAGATGTTTTAGGGTTGTGGGTAGCTCAAGAAGGGGTTGTATTTGCCGATTTTTCTGAAAAAGAAAATGTAATTAAGGACATAGAAAATATTGAAATAAAGGAATATTACATTGGAGTTGACTGGGGATTTGAGCATTACGGAACATTGGTAGTTATTGGAGTGGATTTTGAAGATAATTACTATATCGTTGAAGTTATAGCGAAACAGCATAAGTATTTTGATTACTGGAAAATGCTTATTTTGCAGAAATATAAGAAGTATCAAGTTTCAAGGGTGTTTTGTGATAGTGCTAGAACTGAATATGTACAAGGGTTATTAGATTTTGGAATAAATGCTGAAAACGCAAAAAAAGATGTAAAAGAAGGTATTGATTTGGTTGGAGCGATGTACAAAAGAAATACACTAAAGATTACAGAAAAAGCGTTTAAAGGGAAATTTGAAGATGAAATTTATTCTTATGTGTGGGGAAAAAATGATGAGCCAGTTAAGGAAAATGACGATGTAATGGATGCGATAAGATACGTTTTATATAGCTTGAAAAAAGATGAAGGCGGAATTGCTTATTTATATTAGAAAGGAGGGCTAATGACTAGAGAAGAAAGAACAAGGGTTAAAACTTATTACGATAGGGAACAATACAGTAAATCAAATTTAAATAAGAATATGCCAGGACTGTTTGACGGAACTGTGGAAATATTTAATCCGATTCGAGATATTGTAAAGGCTTTATCGAACACAGCTTTAAAAGATTTGGGAATAGAAAATGACAAACTAAAAGAAATTTGGGAAGCTAATCAAATGACTACTTTCAGCAAAAAAATTGCTAAAGAGATGTATTTGAACGAAGAAGTATTTATCGAGGTTACATTAACTCCTGACGAGCAAATTAGGTATATTTTACATAATGTAGATGATGTTGAATATACGGAAGTGTTTGGAGAAATCAAGAAGTTTAAAGTTGAAGGGGAACAAGTTTATTATGATGAAAACGGAGAAGAGCAAAGCAGAGAGTATTCGAGAGAATATATAAAACTTGATGCTGGAATTGTCAAAAGAACTGAAAAAATAGATGATGATACAGTTGAAACACCTTTTATTTTGGATAAAATCCCTGTTTCAAAATTTAAAAACGATAGTAATATAATTGAAGCGTTGAATATTATAGATAAAATTAACGAAACCGAGTGTTACATTGGAAGAATATTCGGGATACATGGTGATCCTTGGTTGCATGCAAATGGAGTAAAACAATTTGCTGATGTTAATTCTAGTAATTCAAAAATCAAAAAGAACGCACAACTTTTGGAAGAAGCTAGATACAAAAACAAAAGAATCATCAACACTCAAAATTCAAAAGAAATGGAAGCTAGTTTTAAATATATCGAATTAACAAATCCGTTAATCAGCGAAATGCAAAATGATATAGCAAGATTAGAAAAGAGATTGTCAAATTTATTTCCTGAATATCTTTTAGTAGATACAGCAACACAAAATGTGAGCGAAGAAACTTATTTATTAAAAAACAACGGGCTTAAAACAAAAGTGGCAAGTTTTAGGGAAGATTTTATAAAAAGTTTACTGGAATTAGATAAAATTGCGTTGGAATTGTCGGGAAGTTCTGATGAACTAACTGAAAACGATTATACATATTTTGATACATTCTTAGAAAATGAAAAGAGTTCTAAATTAACCACTTTATCATTAGCCCTTGATGTGATAAGCAAGGCAAAAGACATTGATGAGGAATACAAACTTAAAAATTTGATAGAAAAAGTGATGGACGATACTTTGCAGGATTTGAGTGGTTTGTATGATTAAGATAGATTTTAAATGGGATCATAAAGCGGAGAAAAAGTTGTTTAATTTTTTCAGAAGAACAGCATTTTTGATATTTAGTGGTAAAAAAATAGATACTGATTATTCAAGCTTAGCGAAAATATTTGTTAATTACAGCGTTTCTTGTGAGAAAAAATTCAAAAAATTAAAAAATATAGATGTTAAAAAGCATACAGAAATAGCAGCAAAGCAGATAAAAGAAATAAAAAACTGGCAAAACAATTTGAATAATTATGTTGAAGAAAATAAAGAAAAAGATAATTTAAAAGATAAATTGAGAAATAACGCTAAATTCAGAGCTAGAAACATGCTAGGCAATTATTATAAGGATTTTTTGAAAGAAATAGTTGCAAACGAAAGCGAATATTTTGAGTGGAATACAATGGGAGATGAACGTGTTAGACCAACACACGAAGCAAGAGACGGAGTTGTCTATAATTGGGATAACGCTGAAATTGTTCCAGGGGAAGAAGCAGGTTGTAGATGTTGGGCTACCGTTTATTTTCCTGAAACAAAAGAAGAAATTGAAGATATAAATCAAAATTTTTGAGAGTTGAAAGATTACGGATCATTTATGAGTCGTTTGATGTCAAATCTCAAAATTTATAGAGTATCAATACTGTAAATCATTTATGAGTTACAGCAAATAATCTAAAAAACAAGGAGAAACGAAAATGAGAAAATTTAAACAAATGGAATTATATTATGATGAGCCTGGAGAAGGTAAAGGAAATGGAGAAGGGGCTGGTACAGGTGGAAACGAGCCGACACTTGATGACTTAAAAACCGAAATAGAGAATTTTAAAAAGGCACAGGCTGAAAAAGACAAGGAAATCAATTCTTTAAAATCACAACTTGGGCATAGCAACAAGCAGCTTGAAGAATTTCAAAAACATGGGAAAACTGCTGAAGAATTGGCAAATTTGGAAAAAGAAAAACTAGAAAAAGAACTTGCTGAAGCTAAAAATCAATTGAATCTAACAACTTTAAAGACTAGAAAAAACGAGTTGATAGCAGAGTTAAAGATTAGTCCACAATTTGCTGATTTAGTTCAAATTGCACCAGAAATGACAATTGAAAGTCTTGAGTTGGCAGTTAAGAATGTAGCAGCTAAAGAAAAAGAGTTCACAACAGATTTCTTGAAAAAGAACTCTATAACAAACGGAGGATTTAATCCAAAGGATAAAAAGAAAGATGAAAAAGATTTTGTTGACAGAATGATTGAGAAAAACAAAAACAATGAAACAGATCTTACAAAGTTTTAGGAGGTTGAAATGTTAAAAAGAACAGTAATGCACAAAGAAAAACTGAATGTGCAAGTGAAAATATTAAAATCAGATTTTGCTAATTACATTTACAAAGACAAAAATACCAATAAAGAGTATTTGTTAGCTGGAACACTTGTTAAAGCAAAAAATGGAGAAGATTTAAGAGAAACAGGAGCGTTTGTAATTCCAACAGGGACAGGAACACAGGCGGAAGCTGTATTGTTGCATGACGTTGAGTTTAAATATTATAACGACAACGAACAAGCGACAGTCTCACTTGAAGGAGTTGCATATTTAGATAAATTAATTGCAGTAGGAAAAGAACATTCTACGCCAATTACGGTTACAAAAGCGGAGTTACCAGCAGGGATAACTTACATTTATAAGGATAGAAAATAGGAGGTTAAGAAATGCCAATGAATTTAACAGATTTATTAAACGCAAAGAGCTTAAATAAGTATTATGCAGGAGTAAAAGGAACTACGTTAGTAGAAGCAATGTTTCCAGCTGTATTTTCAAACACATTTGATATAAATACATTTGGAAGTTTAGACGGTGGAGCAGTTGAAATATTACAAAGTAGCCAACTAGATGCGGATGTAATGTTTAGAGACTGGGATTTGAAAACAACAACAAAAGGGGATAAGCAGTTTTTTAGAGAAGGTATGAAGCTTGACGAGAAACGCAGAAAAGAATTGCTAGAAATTTTGAATACAAATAACCAGTCAATAATTGCTAGTTATTCAGAAAATATTTTTAATAAATTCGCAGGGAAAAACGGATTTTTAGGAAGTGCAAGAGCAATTGCAGCTTATACAGCTTCACAATTTTTATCAACAGCCAAAGTAACGTTTGTTGATGAAAATGGCGGAGGACAGACAATTAATTATAGACTTGCTGATAAATACAAAGAAACGTTGGCAGGAACTAATATTTGGAGTGCTGCAACATCAAAACCGCTTGAAGATTTAGAGAGATGGAAAGAAACGGTTGAAGAAGGTGGAGGAAACGTAGAAATAGCTTTAATGTCAAAAGCTACGTATAATACATTAAAAAAACACGATACTGTAAAAGCATTATTTAAGAATACTATTGTTACGGTTACTCCAGCACTTATTAAATCTACTATTGAGGACGTAATTGGAATGACAATATTGATTTGGGATGAAAAAATAAAAGTCGGAAAAACGACTAAAAATGTATTTCCGGACAATATCGTTACATTGATTCCAAATGGACAATTAGGAACAATGGAATATGGGCCAACTCCTACAAAAACTGATGAATTGCTTGGGTTGTTAGGAGACAGAGAAGTTGTGGATATAGCAGGAACATTTGCAACTGTGGAAGTTGTGCCTGAATCAAAATCGGCAGGGGTTGTAAATAATGTAAACGTTGTAATTGAAGATTTAGTTGCTCCGAATCCATCAATAATAAACAGCATGTTTATAGCAACAGTTGGGTAGGTGAATTGAATGGCAAAAGAGAATAAAAAGGAAGAGGCAAAAGCTATTGTTGAAGCAGTAGCTTTAACGCCTTTGAGATACAACGATGTTAGATATGAAATTGGGGATAAGCTAGAATTGACTGAAACAGAATTTGAGGTTTTAGCAGAAAGCAAACTTGTCGGCGAAAGAGTTGATGAGTAATGACTGATGAAACTTTGGAGGAACTGAAAAAATATATTCCTGAAACTTCAGATTTTGATGTAGGAGTTGTTGAGCAGTTTTATAAAGTCGCTGAAGAAAAACATAGCAGTGAAAAAGAAAAATTGCTCAAAATATATCTTTTTGGATATTTACTCACTTCATTAGATGATTTTGATTTTATGAAAGTTCAAGTATCTAACATTGTAATTGAAGAAACAGGTGGAAATAATCAATATTTAATGATGTATAAACAGTTGTTAAAAACACTTGGAATCGACGAAAACGAAACAACTGTATCAATAGTTTAAGGAGTGGATTATGTTTAATTTTAAAAACAAGGAAAAAGGAGAAATTCTGCTTGTCAAATTGAATCACATATTGCTTAAAGAAGGCGATAATAAACTTGATTTGACACCTCGCAGAATGAATATTGCGGAAGAGGAAATTAAGGAAAGAAAACTTAATATCGAAATTATAGAGCTGGGTGATAAGAATGCCGTGCAAACTGAAAATGAAGGAGAAGCTGAAAAACAAGAACTTGGAGAAACTTCTGGCGATGAATAAGCAAAAAATTGAAGTTGGAACAGTAACCAATTATAGTGTTAAAGGTGGGTTTAATGCCTTTGGATTATCCAATGTTCTTGATACAGGATCTAGCCGTGGAGTCCCAGGATGGAATTATAACCAAAAGGCTTTTGAACAGTTTAAGCCAATGGCGGCTAGATACTTTAAAGAAGGAGTTGCAAAGATTATAAACGGAAGTTTTAGTGTAGATGCGATGACTAATAAAATTGGAACAGAGGCAAGTACAAAATATAAAGCGATGATTGAAAGAATTAAAAGTCCAGCAAACAGTCCTGTGACAATTATGAGAAAAGGATTCAACAATCCGATGATTGAAACAGGACATTTTAAAAGCAATATCGCCGCCAAGATTAATGGTGGAAGAATTGTTGGGAGAGGTGGTGGATAGTGGACAGGAAAGTTAGGGCAGCTATTAGAAAAGTTTTGAAGGTTATAAGGAAGTTTTCCGATGATGTAACTGTGTATTTGGAAGATTCTGAAGTTGAATTTGATGATTTAGGAAATCCAATTCAAAACAAAATAGAAAAGATTGTAAAAATGGCTATATTAACACCAAAACATAATTCATCGTTTCCACAAAGTATGGACGGAAGTTTTTTATCAGATAAAAAAGAGGGGTACTACATTCTAAACAAGACAAACGACTTTAAAATTTCTGAAAATATGAAACTGAAACATAACGGTGTGATTTATAGAATAGTCAATATCGAAGAAAATTATGGAGAGTTTTTGAGAATGGAGCTGAATATAGATGACAAGCGAAATTAGAAAAGAAGTTGTGAATGATATTAAAGAATTTTGTAAAAAGTTTGGCATAAATCAAGTTATCAATGAAGAAAAACGTGATGAAATTTCGGCTGAACAGTATGAAAAACTTAAATTCCCGCTTGTTTTCTATAATCTGTATATCGAAGATGCAGGTAATCCTATTCCTTTTGGAAATGATAAATATTGTTACGATGAGGAAATACAGGTACTTTTAACTTTGGAATCACGAGAGAAACATAACGATTTTGATATGCTTTATATGTTTTTGGCTAATACAGACGCAACAAATGATTACTTTGATGATAGAAAACATCAAAGGAAGATACGGAAAGTATATAAGATACAGGAAACGCCTTTTAATTTTATGGGCAGAAAATACTATAAACAAGTTCTGCAATTTAGCTATTTTGCAGAGCATTATATAAACAAAGATTTTAAGGAGGAATAATGGCAATAGAAAGAAATGATTTGAATACATTGAATAACGTACAAATAAAATCAGAAAATAACAGAGCATTTTATGCTGATGTCAGAAGTTTAATGTTTTTTACAAAAGACTTCGCAATATCGCCAACTTATATTACAGAACCACAGGATTTATTGGAGCTGAATGTAAGTGGGCTAGATGAAAATCATATTTTTTATAAGTTAATCGCAAGTGCCTATTCACAATCATACACTCCATTAAACGTTGTAGTGTATGGAAATAACACGGCAACTACATTTACAGAACTTATGAAAACTTACGTGGATCATGAGGACGCTTTCGAGGTTACTAACTGGATTACTAATATGGATATAGTTGCGGAGAAAAATTATATAGACAGTATTATAGCTTATGCAAAAACTGATAAGGATAAACAGTTTTTTATAGCTGTAAATTATGAAAAATTAGGAAATTCAGCCAAAGCCGTGGCACTACAAACAGATAATAATATTGATAATGTAGCATTTGTTATTGAAGGGGCTAAGAACTTAGCAAAAGGAAACTGGCTTACTGGGGCATTAGCTGGTGGAACGATAGGTTACAAGGGTTTAGGGAGTTATATTGTGCATTCTACACAGATTAATGGATTTGTGCAAGAAAATTTCACAAAGACCGAACAAAAGGCATTTTGGGACGCTGGATTGAATTATTTATCTAAACCAACAAGAGGATATTATCATATTGTGAATGGGATTAATTCAGATAACAAAAAATTTATTGAATTAAAATTGATTGAAATTTGGTTTAGAGATGGACTTAAAAAAGATTTAACAGTTTTCCAAGTGAAAAAAGACAAAATACCAGGAGATGATACAGGAAAAGCAATGGTTTATTCAGTAATAAAAGAACGTTGTAGACAAGGTGCAAGTGCTGGAATGTTCATGGTAGATAGTGCTGGAAGCTATTTTGGAACGATAACACAAAAAGATAAGAACGGAAACGAAGTAGAGGTTAGTTTAGGGCATTTGATAGTGAGTGATTTTACACAAGAATCGCTTAGAGAAGGAAAATTTGATTTCGATTTAAGAGTCACTTATTTAAATGGTGCTAGAAAAGTAAATTTGACTGGAGCTGTTACAACAGACGGGGAAATTATTTTTAACAAATAAGGAGGTAAAGATATATGTCAGCAAAACAATATAACGTGGCTAATGTCAAAATCATACTTACTGCCGCAGGAATTCCCTATGCGATTACTTGCAGACATGAAGATGGTTTTGAAGACGATCCAAACACAGAAAGTTCAAGCTCTACGATTGCGAGCTGTGGGCAGAAAGTGGTAAATGTATCAGTGGATGAAAGTGTTTCTATTACGTTGAGCTTGGTTTATGGAAGTGAAGAACACAGAACAATGGAAAGGTTGCACAGACTTTGGAAAGCGAATAAAGGACCGTTTCCAATGTTTATGGTAATTACTGATACAAACACAAATGAAACTTACATTTATAACGGCGTTTCATTTAAGAAAAAGGCTGGGTTAAAGTATGCAAATGAAAGTGGTACTGAAGCTAGGGCTTGGGAATTTGAAGCAGAGAGCAGAGAACTTGTAATGTAGAAAAATTATTTAACAAAGGAAATAAAATCATAAGGACAATGACAATTGAATAATGACTGTGAAACTAAAATATTTGTTTTTTAAGTTTGGGATAATGGTATAATTAAAATTATTCTTTAATTCTTCTTAGAAATAAGGTATAATATAGTAAATTATTTTTAAGGAGGAATGATATTAAATGTTTTTAATATTTTGGATAGCCTGTATATATTTCTATGTTAGGGTAATTAGATTCAGCTTGAAAGAAATTCCTAAAATTAAAGAATACAGAAAAACTATGAGCAAGAAAGAGGCAAAAAAGAAAATTAAAAGCGAAAGAACTAAAAGGGATAAACTGGATTCCGTATTAGCAGTTGTATTTTTGTTTTTAGCGATGGTTAGTTCTCCAAATTCAGAGAATAAAACTGAAACAGCAGAGAAAAAAGAAGTTAAGAAAGTCGAAGCCAAAAAGGAAGAGGTTAAGAAAGAAGAGCCAAAGGCTGAAGCAAAAGCAACTGAAGTTGATAAATCTATAGTAACAAAAGAACAGAAAAGACTTGTAACGTTTTTAGAAAATGCTGATAACAGATATTATGATAATTTCAAGGAAATTTTAACAGCGTTCGATACTCAAGATTTTGATAAAACAAAACGATTATTGAATAGATATGAAGAAAAATTGAGTGGAATTTATGATGATGTATTAAATTATGAATGTAAACCTACGGGAAATCAAAATTTTGATAAAGAATGTGGAGAATTATCTCAATCAGCTTCTGAAGAGTACACTTTAAAAAATAACGTAATTATTGAATTGAGACAATTTTTTAAAGACCCTAATCAAATGACTTTGGAAAATGTTAGAACGCAATTCAAATATGTTCTTGAAAAAAGCGAAGAATTGAGAGATAAATACGCAATATTTAAAAATAAAAATTTTTAAAAAAGTTCTTGACTTTTTACGTGTAAGCGTGTAAAATATAAAAGTCAGGAGGTTAAAGA